GATTTTTTCTTGCCTGAGTTGATCACCAATATCTTGGGAACACGTCGGACAAGTGCTATTCTCTTCAAAGAATTTTGTTTCTTTAACAAGCTTTTTGATTTCTGATTTGAGTTCATGTTCATGCTCTTTGAGCGTTGAATGCTTGGAATTAAGCTTAGCAAGCGTCTCTGATACTTTCGAGCTATTGGATTCAATGAACGTCCCGAGCTCAGTGTTTTCGTCCGTGAGTCGAGTCTGCTCGTCCTCAAGCTCAGTAATCTCCTCTTTAATCTTATCTGCATATTCTTTATTGAGAGCCTTGACATCCTTAATATACTTTTTCTGAGTTTCAATCTTGTCGGAGATGAGATCAAGTTGGTATTTAACTTCATTGGTCTTATCCTTTAGTGCACCATTCTTTTCTCTAAGCAATTGATTCATTTTTGAGAATACATTAATGTCCAATAGATCCTCAATCACATCACGGCGGTGGCCGGCCGGGAGTTGCATAAAGGGAATAAAGCTACTACTTCCCAGCACGACCACCTGATGAAACGACTTGTGGTTAAGTTTAAGGATGTTTTGCTCAAGGATCTTCTGGTATTCTTTGGCATGAGACGATTGGTTAATCATTGTCCCATTTTTCCAAATTTCAAACACACCAGGCTTTAATCCACGGACCACTTTATATTGAGCAGCACCAACATCAAACTCTACCTCAACAACACAAGCCTTCTGATTAATTGAGTTTACCAATTGTGGTTTATTGATATTCCGATGTGGTTTACCAAAGAGACCAAAAGAGATGGCATCCAACATGGTAGATTTACCAGCACCATTATGACCAATAACCAGTGAAGATTTAGTGAGTTGTAGATCGACTTCAGTATACTTATTGCCAGTAGACAAAAAGTTCTTCCATCGTACAATTTTAAAAACTATCATGCTATATCTAAAGCCTGCGCCTCAGTCATCAAATCACTCATTTCACCTTTGATTCGGTCTTTATCTAGATCTGTATCCACATTATCGACATATGAATTAAGCAATGCTGTAGTATCCTCTAGGTTTACACCTTCATCGTCTACGGACTCACCCAGAAACTCTTGGAAGTTCTCGGCAATCTTGAGTTCGTAGATATCCTGCATTTGGATCTTATCAATAAATCTATCAAAAGAGAACTGGTCTGACTTATTGACCACGACTACCTTAATAAATTGTTTGGATAGATCCGGCATTTCATATTGACTATTATAATCCATTTCTTTATCATTGTAAACCAATTTTTTAAATAAAGTATGTGGATTACGAATTGGAGTCAGTTCTCGTGTTTCTGTGTCTAGCACGTGGAAATATTTTGGATCATCACAATCGGACCAAGTAAATTCCATCTGATTACCAAGATAATAGACATTACCTTGAGTTGATTTGGTATGGAAGTGTCCAGAGAGAACCATTTCAAATCGTTTCAGTGCAGTTGGATCCATACCACCGATATTGGTAATCCCACGCATCATCTCAAAACCAGTGAGCTCAAAGTGACCACCAACAATATCTGCCTTACAGTTTTGGAGGAAACTAATCGACTGATCGTAGTTCTCTGAGTTAATCCATGGAATCAAAGCAATATCTAATCCATCATAGTCCAGGACGGCAGGTTCTTCAATGATCAGAATCTCATTCATATAGTGACCAAGTAACTCTTTGAGTGAGTTCAGATCATTAGTATTTTTATAGAATGTGTCGTGGTTGCCTGGAATAATGTCCATCCGCATCCTGCGGTTACGAAGTTCTTCCAAGAATATCTTACGGTTATGATTAATTGCTTTAATATTTAAAGTACGGCGATTATCATAGTAGTCGCCAAGGTGGATAATCCGTTGGATCCCATGTTCTTCACAGTATGGAAAAAATAAATCAGAATAGAATTTAGTCTGATTATCTAGGAATATTTCTGAACCATTACGAATATCACAGTGTGTATCATTGAGTAGAGCTATTTTCATGTTTCTTTATGCTATAAGTTCCATCACCATTATCAATCCATTGGATGGTATCACCTACCTTCCAACCCATTTGATCCATAAGATCTTCACCCAATGGCAATATTGATTCGCCATCAGAATCTTTTTCAATTTCAACTATCATTCTAAAAATTCCGTTAGGTCTGAATCAGCATAAAC